CTAGACCGCACAGGTTTGGTGAAGACAGAGAAAATGCAAGTAGAAGCAACAGGTGGTGTGATGCTAATGCCACCTAAAGCAAAAGCAGAAGACGATGATGACTAATGAACAGAAGTTTAGGCAAATGGAAACTACCACAACCAACAGATATAAAGGAAGAAAATGAGTGGCTACCTGTACCACGTATTGCTAGAACAATACCCTTCGGATACGAAGTCGATCCAGAAGATGAAGACCTGCTCTTGCCAATCAAAGAAGAGTTGGATCATCTGGAGAAAGCTAAAATGTATCTTAGACAGTACTCGTTGCGTGAAGTTGCAGCATGGTTAAGTAAGAATACAGGAAGGTATATATCGCATCTTGGATTACAGAAAAGAATAAAGCATGAGCGACAGCGTAAGGACAAAGCTAGAAGCCTCCGCAAGTGGGCAGAGTATGCGGAAAAGGCGATCAAAAAGGCAGAAGAAATCGAAACCAGCAGAGTCGGTGCAAAAAGAATTGGCCCCTCAGAGGCTGGAGTATGACACTACAGAATTAGAGCGAGAGCTTAATGTAGTATTCAAACCAAACGAAGGACCACAGACAGAGTTCTTAGCTGCACCAGAACGAGAGGTATTGTACGGTGGCAGTGCTGGAGGTGGTAAGAGCTACGCAATGTTAGCTGATCCTACTAGATACTTTGACCATCCATCTTTTAGTGGATTGTTACTGCGACATACAACAGAGGAGTTAAGAGAACTTATATCTAAGTCGCAGGAGTTATACCCAAAAGTATGTCCGGGTATAAAATGGTCAGAAAGAAAAATGCAGTGGACCGCACCATCTGGAGCAAAACTTTGGATGTCATATCTAGATAGAGATGATGACGTAATGCGCTATCAGGGTCTAGCATTTAGCTGGATAGGTTTTGATGAGCTAACGCAATGGTCTACACCTTTCGCATGGAACTATATGCGATCTCGTCTACGTTCCACTGCACCAGAACTAGGTGTATACATGAGGGCTACAACAAACCCCGGAGGACCGGGACATCAGTGGGTCAAGAAAATGTTTATTGATCCTGCTCCATACAACAAGAGTTTTCCAGCTACG